AGCGGAGGAGACAGTGGTGTTTGATTCGTTTTCATGAAGCCATTCTATCATGACTCGAATTAATGTACACCATCATATAAAGCCCGCAATTCCATGAGTCGAGGTGCCCACGTGTCTCGGTGTTCAATGACTACCTGTGCTTCATGTTCTGAGTCACCTGCACTGATAGTGACCAGTTGTGTGATAGGAGTGCCATAGCATTCCTCGTACATGATAGCATATGCAGTCTCTTGGATAAAGTATCCTTCGAGCATCTGCATGTCTTTGGCCCAGTTTGTGGTCTTGAAATCTAGAATAGACTTCTTACCATCAAATCGGCATACTAGATCACACCTACCACCTAGTCTAAGATGATTAGACATCATAGGAACTTCTGAAGCAATGACTGAGTTAAGTCTCTTATCTAGAACCGGCTTTACTTGAGCAAAGAGCATCTGTACAGATGGCATCATAGCGGGTAGTGGTTCATTAAGCACATACTTCTCACATACCAAGTGTAGAGCAGTACCTCTTCTAGCACCTCTATTGGTAGCTCTGTTGGCTTCTTCTTCACCAACTCTAGCACGCCATTCGTCTAGACCAGACTTATCTAGCATAGCTCCTAGGAATGTAGTAACTGACGGAAAGCGGTCACCGGATTCATTAACATAAAATCGCCCTCCGTCAGTATCTATATTGCGGATATTTAGATGTTCAACTAGTTCATGATGAAACATAATGTATTAGCAGTGTCCTGTATATCCACATTCATAAGCACGCTGCTTACGTTCTTGTTGTTCTTGGCATTGCCTTGCAGCTACACCACGTTGATACTCAGCTTTTTCAGGATCAGTTCTGAGAAGCCATTCTGGTACAGTATAATAACATATATCATTGTTATATTGGTAATAACTGTTGTAGTTATATGGTGATTGATATGTTGGATGTTGTTTAGCTTCTCGTACAACATCCATAACTACAGCACCAATTACACCACCAAGTAGCAGATCTCGGACCTTAACCTTAGCAAAGGCCGGAGTTGCAAATAAACTAATAACTATAGCACCAATAATAATTTTTTTCATGTGAGTTTTCCTTATCATAGTACCATTATATCATAGTTCGAATTAATGTTAATAGGCAAAAAGCTCTTCTTTAGCAATAATATAACTTTTTACTAACTTAGATCTTACAATATCTTCCTTAGTAAACTCAATGCAATCAAACATGTTCATGCGCTTGATGATCTTCATAAAGTTCATTAGGCCGTTTCTATCGGCATCTTTAAGTAGATCTGATTGTTTAAAGTCTCCAGAAAAGATAACTTTACAGTTTTCTCCAATACGAGTGATGACTGAATCTAATTCTTGGTACGTCATGTTTTGCATCTCATCAACAACTATAATGCAGTCACTGAATGTAGTGCCACGAATAAATGATGTAGTTTGAAACTCTACAATGTTTTTAGTTTTAAGAATCTCATATGCATCGCCCCGTCCAAAGAGTTCGTTGCATATAGAATAATAAGGAGCTTCATATACCTTAGCTTTATCTTTAGCTGAACCAGGTAGAAACCCCATATCTCTTGTGGGTACTACAGAACGCAAAATGACGACCTTATGCAGATCGCCATGGCCTTCCATAACTTCTAGTAATGACAGATAAAGTGAGATGAATGATTTACCTGTACCTGCCGATCCGTGCAGTAATAGATTTTTATCTTTAGAAAACGCTTCGAATGTTTTAGTTTGATTGCATGTAAGAGGTTGTATATGCTTTATATAGAGTCCCTTTGGTTCTACAACTTGCCCGTGTCTTGAGGCTTGTCTTTTTTGTTTTCTAGTTGGTCTAAGTTCTACTACTGTCATGCAAGATATCCTTACAGGTTGAAGTTAATCACCCACACATGATAAACTATACTAGAGAACCTCCAATCTTAGCCTTGATCTTATTGACCGCGGCCCGAGTCTTGGTCTCTCTAATTCCTTTGGAACCATATGTTTCTGCTAATGGTGATGTAGGATTGGCATGAGCAATCCTTGAGATCATCTCTTTCATACCAGAATCTGTTCTAACACGATCACCAGTGCCACCTACAAGATTACAGGCAACAGGTACTTTTACTATGTTAAGATTATTTTGGAGAAAGAGTTCTGATTCTGAGATACCCATCAGGTCATCCCATTGTTCATCAGTATCGTTATTTCTAAATGTATATATTGGAATGTTAGTTCTCCATATTCATGATATATTTATAAATTAGTCGGCCTGACGGGTAAGGAAAGTTTTTCTAATCTTTGTTGGATTAAAATATTCTACTACTACACTTACAGCATCTTCAATATCATAGTCTTTGCAAGAGAAAATATCGATATAGCCTTCACCTGTATTATCATTAAAGTGTGCTACAATATTAGATGTTTCAATAAGCTGAATCACAGTCCATCCAGCTAGATGATATTCATTCTTACCAAAATGAATAACTTGTGGTTCTCCATAAGGAACCATCTCAATACGGTCTACTAGTTCCTTAACCCATGCAGTAAGTACCTTTGGATTAGTAATAGCCTGTAAATCGCATCCTCCACAGTCGAGGAGGGTGTGATAGCCCCAATGATTCATGATAATCTCCGATCTAAAGACTTATTTATCTTTAGAATTCTTCATCTTCAAGATTCATAAGATCATCTAGATCACGAGTCTTTAGAGCACGGGTTATACGTTTTTCTTTTCGATGTTGCCGATAGTCATCAATGTCCAAATTGTATTCTTCTTCATCATAATATTCTTCATTAAAGTTACGACGGGTCTTAGACATTAGACATATTGTTCCTGCTTAAATTGTTGGATTTCATCATTAGTAAAGTTATGCTTCTTTTTTAGGTGTGCGGTTAGGGGTCCGGGCATGTAGTATTGACTTCCACGGGATGAAATGCATCCAAAAGGGCATGCGCGTTCCAGTTCCTCAGTTCTTGCACCACTACCTACTCCGGCAGATGATTTCTTTTCTTCTGTCTTAGGAGTATTTATTTCTTCTGACTTTTCAGGAAGCAAACCTGGGAATGTGCGGTATACTAGATCATATGTAATACCAGGATAAGGAGACCTCTTATTTTTCATAGCTAGAACTAGCTTTGCGTCTTGCTTGTCAAGACCTTCAATGAATTGTACAAATAGTGTTTCGCGCTTCATAGCAGATAGATTGGGATTACCGCCCTTAATGAATAGATACATACGCCTGAAATCTGTATAGTAGCTAGACTCTTGATCTAGAAAATCTGTTGGCTTATAAGGTGGATCACCATCAGGTAGATCAAACACAATATTAGGATCAAACAAATATTTTAGAGACATAACTAGTACAGTATTATCAGCGCATGTAGCCAATGAATTCTGTCTATCATTTTCATTAGGAAGATCTGAGATCTTCTTTAGAATCTCTGCAACACCTAAACGCCTAGTCATTGATAATCCTTTATTTTAGAAGTCATTAATTGCATCAGTCAGTCCCTTTAGTTTATTAGCAATAAAGTAGTTAAATAGCTGACTACGATCTTTATTGCTTTGAGCTTTGTAGTCATCAAGAATAGCTTGAGATACACCATCAGGAATAAAGTCAAAGTCAATTAGTTGTTCATTACGCTTAAAGCCACGAAGCATGTCTTGAGTACAAAACTGGGCTGGTGCAGTAGGAATCCATGTCTCTAGCTTCTTACTAGAGATAGGCTTTTGACGAATGCCAGAGACTAAACTATCATCTGTACTTAGGAAGTTAGGAATACCATCGCCAACATCACCACGAATGATGTGTTCCTTAAGGAAGTTATCTGGATTCTTACAAACAATAAACTTCTTTAGGACTGGAGAGTATTGCTTTACATTAGGATATTGCTGAAGTTGTTGGAAGTCCTTATCGCCAGAAAGGATAAGAACCTTTTCAAAGCTATTGGTACGATTCTTGATCAGTGTTGCAATGACATCATCGGCTTCGGCATTCTCAATATGAATGACTCGATAAGGAAAATATGTCTTAAGCTCATCACGAATCTTATTAAGAGATTCAAAGATCATATTCCAGTTAAGCTCAGAAGCATCACGGTCACGCTTACGATTTGCCTTATAGAAGGCAAATACGTCTTTACGCCAAGATCTTTTGCCATCGGCAGCAATAACGAACTCACCATATTCATGTGAGAACTTTACCTTATTAGCACGGAGTGAATTAAGTACCATATGCCTTAGAAGATTTTCATCTACATCAGCATTGGTATGATTGCCCAGCTGGGCCATCAGCGTCGCAATCATAACTTGCGACAGGTCAATAATAATCATTTTATAGGTTCCAAAGTTTATTCATAATATAATTATATACTGCTTCAGATTAATGTAAACTGTTAATCTTCATCATGAGAAAAAATCATATCGTCTTCTGAATAGTCAATGTTTTTTTCTGCATAGTCTTGAATAGCATGATGAATCCCTTTAGACTTAAGAAGCAAAGACTTAATAGACTCTACAACAAGAATGCAATCTTTGATATGAGCATCATCGCTTACATCAAAACCATGATAAGATGCTCTATTAAACACAGGGGCAGCTAGTTCTATTGATACCATCTCAAAAAACATATCTTTAATTTTATCTACAGATTGTGTTAATTCTTCTTCTGTAGTCGGAATATCTACACCAGCAGCTCTTTGCGGGAATTTGATTATGTTATCTGGAAGTTCAACTACGTTATCAGCCATTATAGAATCCTTACTAGAATTGTATCTTCGTTGATCCGACCATTAAGAGATGATGCTGCTGTCTTAATTCCTGTAAACATCTTATTAAGGGCTAGTTTGCCAGTAGCAAGAACCGATGGAAGTATATCTTCAGGCTTTCTTAGTGTCTTAGAGACAGACTTTGCGGTATCATAATTAATAATGGTAGTACCCTTCACAGATAGTCCATTTGAATCAGCAGCAGCATATATTCCTAACTTCTTATATTTACTGTTAAATACAATTAAAGTTTGGGCTTTAATGATTTTATTAGGATCAATAGAAGCAATTTTATATGGACCACTTTCTTTTAGGTATTTTAGTTTAGATGTAAGTTGATTAGCTGACTTTTCCTTGGGCTTGCGCGTCTTACGTGTAGCCTTCTTGATTTGAGCAATAGATTCAGCATCTAAAATAATATTATTAACAAATTCTAGATATCTACGCAGCTGTGGCTTAGTAAGCCGTGAATAACCTTCCTTAAGTTGGTCATCTTTACCAATTAAAGTTTCTTGTAATTCAGCACGAAGTGCTTCATAATAACCTGAGATCTTGGAAGCATGAATTGCCTTAACATCATTCTTCTTCATATAGTCGTATGGCTTAAACTCGGAAGCATATCCACCATCAAAAAACTTATCTAATTCTTCTTCCATATTACCAATGATGGTTGATGTCTTTTCTTTGACACGATCAGCAACAGATA